GTATAAGTGTTTATATCCTCAACAGAAGAGAATCTAATAAACATATCATCTTGTGTAGACTTTGTACCAATCGTTGTTTCTGTACCAAAGAACACTAAGTGTCTGTCCGGTGTAGATACGAGCACGTGTCTTGATGCAGTTGGTGCACCAGATATAATCGTGGCCCTTGTAGATGTCGCATCAGTTGCTGCAGAGTTCCATTCAAAACATTCACCATCTGTAATTAAACAAATAGCTTTGTCACCAAAGTTATCTAGTGACCACATACCAGGATCAACAATTAAGTCACCACTGGCTGCTTCACCCCATGCTACGTAACTAGAAGAACTTGTAACAGTTGCTCCACCTGAGTGTGATGCTGCTGTGGTATTTCTTACTCCTCGTGTTACTCCAGATAAAACATTAGATGTAATTCCTGTGTAAGATATTTCCTCTGTGCCTATTTGAATGTAGTTAGTTCCTGATGATGGGAACTGTGATGCGTCTGTTAATGTAATACTTGTTGCACTATCTGTAATACCTGAAGCTAAAGTTGTAGTAAACGCTCCTACTTCTTGTCCACCCCAAGTTCCAAGAGACCAACCAAAACCTTGCGACTGCACGTCAGGTCCTATATGATAATAATGTCTAACTCTAATACCACCTGATTCTGAAGCTCCTGATCCGGATTCGTTTGATGGCATTGTAATAGTAAGCGTGTTTGATGATGGCACTGTTGTGACCATAAATCTTATGTCATCAAAGTTTGCTGCTGCATAATCTGAATTTGTAATAGCTGTAAAATTGTCTAATAAAATAATATCGCCAGCTTCTATACCGTGATCAGTAGAAAAATTTATAGTGACAACAGCTGATCCGTTAGTTGTGCTAAATGCGTTTGTAAGTGTAGTTGTAGATTTAATAGGATGGATGTCGTAGAACACACCACCTGAGTATGCGTATAAAATTCTGTTTGTTCCTATAATAGAATATTTTTGACCAGAACTATTTGTAAATTGATGCAAACCTCTGGCTGCACCTGTTACATTGTCAGCGCCTAGTTGTTTCCAACCACCTATTTTTTCAGGTGTACCGTATCTAAATCTAACATTATCACAATCTATCCACTGGCTTTCCGCACCAGTAGAAGTGATCTGTTTGTTTATTCCAGGTAAAAAACCAATCTTTTGTAGCATAGATCTCCAGATTATAATAGATTGCGTTGATGTTCAACGTTATTTGACTATTCCTAGCATAGGTCTTTTATCATATAAATTAGACTTTGCAAACTGTCCATCCGCATGATTATAGTGCAAAAACACTTGACCACATAATTGACCTTGAAAAGGCTCTCTCCAGTGCTCTAATTCACAGCCAGAATAGATAAGCATATCACCAGGTTTTAAATTAACTTCTATACCTTTGGGTGCACCAGGCTTATGTATGCTCTTATACTCGTCTATGACGTTGTCAGACCCCGTAGTATCGATAAATATAGGCCATGCATCTCCACCTAAATTTAGTGTAGTCGATATTTCACAACTTGGTCTATCTTTGTGTCTTCTAAGAATATTACCTGTTCTATAAAGTCTTGTATAAGAATAGGTTGGCACTAATTTAAGTCCTGTTTTCTTCTGCATTACAGCTATAGTTTTAATTAGTAATGTCTCCATTAACCTATCACCGTATTTAGCATAAGAGTTTGGAACTTGTGGGTCATTAAATCTACCTAGCAATGGATTGCCTTGGTGTGTAACACCGTTTTCTAACATCCAACTGTCTGCATCTGCAGATATTTGTAAATATCTATAAGCTAGGTCTGCTACCTCTTTTGATATAGCACCACGTATAACTTGATATTTATTTTTCTTAAAACTCATATTTGTATAAAATTATAAGATACAGATATTCTCCAGTTCTTTTCACCTTTGTCTGTATTCATGTTTATGTCTACACCATGAGGTTGCCATGATGGAAAAAATATCATTCGTCCTTCTATTGGTTCATAGGCACATACTCTCCACAACTGTTCTGGTAAATTATCTACTCTGTTAGGCATGTATATGTTTGGTCCTGGTCTAGGGTCTTCTAAAAATAGTTTGCCAGAATTTTTGGGCACTTTAATATAGTATACACCTGACCACATAGAGTTAGGATGTGTATGTGTTTTATTATAGCTGTAAGTTGGATTAATATTAGCCCACATATTACCAAGTCCTAACTTACCCGTAATACCAAAATCTCTATTACACTCTTCAGCCATTTTAAATAATTCATTGATAAGAGGTTTGTATTCTTTTCGCTTATCCATATCGGTTTTACTGTGCCAACCAAATCCAGAGTTAGTTTTATGTTCTCCTTTAGGATCTGCTTTACGCCACTTCTTTATTTCTTTAAATAAATATTTATTAAGTTCTTTAGCGTTAGGTATGTCTTTAAAATAAATAGCAGTTGGAAATAATATCTTTCTTTGTAATTTACTCATTTAAAAGGCGGTCCTCCAAACCACATTACTAATGATTTTCTAATTCCTTTTTTAACTGGAGCAACTTTGTGTCTTAAAAATGATGCAAAAAATATAGCTTGTCCTTGTTTCAAAGGTAGTGGTTTGTTCTCGCCTAAATCTCCAAACAAAAGATCTCCACCTGTAAACTCTGATGGATCTGACAATAATAACGTCATAGATATTTTACGTATTGGGTTTTGGCCATCTTGACCAAAAGGATTTAAATCCATATGCCAGTCATAGAAACCTTTTTTAGGATAAACAGTAAACTGTGCTGGTTCTGTAAGTCTCACACCATCAAAATAAAAATGATTTAAATTTACAATAGATAATTGATTTTCAATAACTTTATACATCTGTGGTAATTTATCAAAAGGTATCCAAGATATCGTTGTCACTCTTTTTTTAGTATCGTACTTACCACCTTCACCTCCACCTACTTGTGCTTTTTCTGGTTTACATTGATGACCAGCATCAATAATCATCTTACATTGTTCAGGTGTAAATATAGGTTGTGTAGTTGTGGCAACATAAGATTGCCATTTAGGCATTCTTGGTATCATTCGTTTTGTCCTGATCCTGTTCTTGAAGATACAGGATTGTAATCAACATCTACATTACAAACTAGTGTTCTTCTTTTTTCTTTTGTTCCGTTGAATGGATATACGCAGTGTCTCATGTCATAAGGAAAAACAAAAAAATCTCCTATCTTCATTTTGGGTGAATAATCTGTTTTAGAAAATTGTCCGTTAGCTGCACCAATAATTTGTAGTCTACCATTCATAGGTTTCTCTTCAGCAGAATATTCTACACCTGTGTCTTTAGGTAGTTTCATAATCATCACAGATGATAAACCTGTATAAAGTTTACCTTGATGTATATGTACAGGATTATATTCATGTGCTTTCATTTCATTAACCCAAATAGAATTTATAGATTTTTGTGTTGAACCTATCTTGTTCCAATCTGTGTAGTGATCAAAGACGGTATGAAACCACTTCAATATATCTTGTGGTAAAAAATTATGTTGATGCATCTTGTCGTTGTTAGGACCAGAATAAAATAAAGATACTTCGTCTTCTATTTTACCGACTAACTGTTTATTAGCTTTTGGTAATTGTTTCTTTTGTCTTTCATAAATCTCATTAAGACCTACGAATATTTCTAAGGGGACCTGGTATTTTAAGACCGTCTGACCTAGATAAACAAAATCAAATTTCATTTTAATTTTTTAGTTTTCTTACTGTCTAAAGATAAAGTGTTTTCTCTCAATCCTTTTTCTAAAGCTTCCAGTTGTCCCAATACGTTAAACACTTCAGGTTGTGATGTACCAGGAGTTATTGTTTCTTTTTGTCTTTGTAATCTTAGTAGATATGATTTAGCTTGGTGCGTATTTACATCTCTTTTATCAAAGTTACCATCATCAAATTCTTTCTTAAGCTTAGACCAAGAAGCAACTTCTCTCATTCTATGTTTAGCAACAAGTTCCATTTGTGCTTTACTATATAATTTCTCTTCTAACTCTACTTGCTTAAGTTCTTTCTCTAATGGATCTTTTTCTTTTTTAATATCTCTTTGTAGTTTTTTTATCTCAACTTCATTTTTTCTAGCATCGAAAGATAAGTGAACTAAATTTTCAAAGTGTGTATTTTGCTCTCTTACCGATTGCCAATACTTTGCAGCTTTGGTTGGATATTTATTATCGGATAATACAGAAAACCTCATTTCTGTTTCTGTACGAAACATTTGTTTCTTCATCCAAGTATCTTGTAGTTCTGGGATTAATTTCTTAAAATTCTTAACGTCGTCTTTATCTAATATATTAGTTAAATACTTAGACTCAGTTTCTAACTTAGTCGCAATATTGCGCTTTTCTTTTGTCATACGATCTCCTTTATTCATTTCTAATGTCTTTATATATCTTTCTATATAAAGGTCAAGTCTACGATACGGTTACTGTAGATAACGTAGCATCTGCTGTCCATTCTTCTGAACTTGCCACAATACTGCCATCAGTTCCACCTGCGTAAAGCACTCCTGTCGCAGACGTTCCAATACTTCCTCCATCTGCTTTTCCTTCAGCTAAATTATTTAATTCAGTCCAAGAAGAACCATTCCAAAACTCTGTATTATTAAATTTGTTTGATGGTGGAGTTTGGCCTCCAAAAACTAAAGCTTGAGTAACACCTAAGCCTGAACCACCTAAACTAAATCTTTCTGTATTTACTTCTGCAATTTCAGTCCAAGATGATCCATTCCATTGTTCAACTGCGTCTGTGTGACCTGTTCCTGATGGTGGAACATACCCCGCAACTGCTAAAGCTGCAGTTTGTGTTCCTAATCCAACTCCTATATTTCTACCCGTATTTAAATCTGCCACTTCAGTCCAAGAGGAACCATCCCAAGATTCAGTTAAAGATCTATCCGGTGAATTTTGTCCACCAAAAAATAAAACAGCTGTATTAGTTGATCCTGCTGCTCCACCTGCTTCTCTAGCGGTATTGAATTCAGCTATTTCTGTCCAAGAAGATCCATTCCAAGTATCACATTCTGCTGTTACACCCCCTACATCACCACCACCTGTAAGACCTGAAGTATAAGATCCTGTTGCCATACCACCTCTAAAACCTGCTGGAGTATCTCCAGCTTCAGTCCAAGAAGAACCATCCCAAGTTTCTGTTTTTGCAGAAAGTGATGGTTCTAAACCACCAACAACAAAACCTTGTGTGTTAGTTCCACCGCCTCTATTTTGAAGTGCTTGTCTTCCTGTGTTTAAACTTGATGCACTAGCCCACGTGCCAGTTGGTATCCCAGCCGCTTTTCCAAAACCTTTTAACGTTGTGCCTCCAGATAAAAATAGATCACCTTCTGTTAAGAAAGCTGATGTTGGAGGTGGAAAAGCCCATTCTTCTGTATTATCCATTCCTGATGAAGAAGTTGAATATCCACCGGTTGCTAATGCTGTAGAATTAGGCATTGCCCCTCCGCCTCCAGTTAAAGCATATCTAGATGTCGACATACTATTAACCGTTGTCCATGATGTACCATTAAAAGATTCTGTAACTGTTGTATAATTAGGAGAAGGTCCAGTTTCTCCACCAAAAGATAAAGCAGCAGTGCTGGATACACCAGAAGCTCCTTGTCTTGATACAGCTGTACTTAAATCTCCACTTTCTGACCAAGAAGAACCGTCCCATTTTTCTGTTAATGTACTTCTTGGTGGGTTAGCGTCTCCACCCATTGTAATTCCTGATGTAGTAGTTCCTGCAGAAGCATTCATATATCTTGCTGTATTTAATTCTGTTGTTTCTGTCCAAGTTGAGCCATTCCAAGATTCAACAAGGGATTCGTTAGAGGGGGGAGAACCTCCGCCCATTACAAATACCGCTGTATTAACAGAGCCCACACCTGTTGAACCTAAACTATCTCTTGCTGTATTTAATTCTGTTGTCTCACTCCAAGATGATCCGTCATATAATTCTACAGCATTTAAAGCTGCTGTAAGATAACCACCTGCTGCTAGAGCAGCAGTTTGAGTGCCTGCTCCTGTAAGTTCATTTCTTGCACTGTTTAACTCATTTTGTTCTGACCAAGAAGTTCCATTGTACTCTTCCGTTTCATTTCTTCGACTAGGTGCCGAATAACCACCAAATGCTAATCCTGCAGTTTGTGTGCCTGCACCAGCTAATGAGTATCTTGATTGATTTAAATTTCCACCACTAGACCATGAACCTGCATTTACAACTGGATCACTGTCTAGTGTTTGTACTGTTACGCCTTTTATTTCCCTATACTTTGCCATAATTAACTCGATGTTATTGTTTTGTTACCTAAATTCACTTGCCACTCACTAGTTGTGGTTGATCCTGTGCTTGGTGGTTGAAAAGCTGAAGACAAACAAGAAAGACCTGTTCCTCCTCCAGATCCAATTGCACGTCCAGACGGTAAATTTGAAACTTCTGTCCAACTTGTACCATTCCATGCTTCTGTGTCATTAGTATTTGGTGGTGGGTTTTCACCTCCAAAAGCTAAAGCTTGCGTGCTACTTAAACCTGCTCCATCTAAAAATTGTCTTGCTAAATTTAAATCACCAACTTCTGTCCAAGAAGTTCCGTCCCACTGTTCTGTAGTTGCTTTATGAGGACTACCTCCACCAAAAATAATTCCTGCAGTGCCATCTGCACCTGCACCATAGGAATCAGTGTTGGCTGCGTTTAACTCTGTTATCTCAGTCCAATTAGTTCCGTCCCATTGTTCAACATTATTAACCGTGGTTGTAGAATAACCACCTGCTCCTATAGCAGAAGTGCTTGATCCAAAACTACCAAAACCTCTTCTTGCAGTGTTGATTTCGTTTACTTCAGTCCATGAAGATCCATTCCAAGACTCTGTGCTATTGCTATTTCCAGGTGGAGCGTTTCCACCAAATTTTATAGCTGCAGTTGAGACTATTCCTGCTCCGCCAGGATTATATAATGCACTATTAACCTCAGCAAGTTCTGACCAAGCTGTTCCATTATAAGATTCATTATAATTAACAGCGGTTGTAGTGTACCCTGAGAAATTTAAATTATCTGAATTACTAGCGCCTACAGCATATCCTCCGTATCTAGGGTTGTTTAATGCACCCCCAGATGCCCATGTACCAGCAGATACATCAAATATCGTTTCTTTAAAACTGTTTGTTGTTGAATTAAAATATAATTGTCCTTCAATTTGCATATTTGACGTCACTGGAGCTAATGACCATTCTTCTGAGACTGCTGTTACCGGTCCTGGAGGTAATCTTCCAGTTGCAATAATTCCTGCAGAAGAAGTTCCACCAGAAGACATTTGTCCTCTTGAAGTTGCTATTTCAGTTAATTCTGTCCAAGCTGATCCATTCCAATGTTCAGTGGATCCTACATCATCTCCACCAGGATCAGATCCTACTGCTAAAAGATCTGTTGATATTCCAACACTACCACCTAACGTTCTTCTCTCGTTCATATCAGTTGTTTCAGTCCAAGATGATCCATCCCAAATTTCTGTGTATTTTCCGTAACTAGGTACTGGATCTCCACCTCCTGAACCTAAAGCCGCTGTTACTGTTCCACCGCTAGATAATCCATATCTTGCTTGATTCATTTCATTAACTTCAGTCCAAGCTGATCCATTCCAAGTTTCTGTTGCACTAAAATAAGGACCTGGATGTGGTCCTGCTGGAGAAGGATTTTCTCCACCAAATATCATACCGGAAGTGTTGCTTACTCCTGCTGATCCACCTCCATATCTAGGATTATTTATTTCTGCTAATTCAGTCCAAGATGATCCATTCCAAGATTCATTATTAGTATAAGCTCCTACCGATAATGCAGAAGTTGAAGTTCCAATACCCATCTGTGAAGAATTAGCCTCGTTCAATTCACTAATTTCAGTCCACGATGAACCATTGTATAATTCTACAGCATCTGTTGTAGGAGGACCACCACCAATAATTAAAGTTGCAGTTTGAGTTCCAACACTACCTTGTGCTCCCCATCTTCTTGCTGTGTTTGCTGTTCCACCACTAGACCACGATCCGCCTGCAAGTCCAGACGCAGCGGGGTCGCTTGAAACAGTTTGAACTGTAAATCCTTTTATATCTGAATACTTAGCCATAGGTTAAAGACTATGGAAGATTATATACTACTGGTCTTGAGCCTTGACGTTCTTGTTCTTCAGCTGACAATGCATCCCAAGCAGTTTGTGCTGCTTCGATTTCACCAGTAACGATAGCTTGTGCTTCTTCTTTTGTTTTAA